TTAATACATTGGTATAGATACCCAGCCATTTGTTGAATTTCTTTTCTTGGGTACGCCTTAAAAATGGGCGTGGGGGGTTATGCCCCCCATACTCATTTAGGTAGCCCACATAAGCCACAGATGTGCCATCCGGGTAAGAAGCTTCCTCAAAGATGCCTACATGGGTTTCCACCTTACAAGCCCCTTTTAAGCTTCCCAGCAGTTTTGTCAGCCCCGGTAGCCGTAGGTCAACAGTGCCAGCTAACATATCTCATACCTACCCTGTACTTGGCTGTAGCCAGCCAGAACATACTGCCGCACTGGGTCTGATTATACCAATTAGGATTGTTAGTATACGCCTGTAAGCTGACGCTGACTTTACCCTCTGTGGCGGCAGTAAGAAGCCCCGGCATAGCCGTACCCCTCTGCATTAGCGTGGCAATATGGCATACCAACATATACAGCAGGGTCTTGCGTTCAGCCAGATCCGTTACTTTGCTGTTTGCTGTGTTATCACAGAGCAGGCAGGCTACACCGAAAAACTGGGTTAACTGTTCTGGCGTGAAAACATTATTAAACTGTGGATATAACGCTAAAAATTCATTAGCGTCAAAAATTACCACATTATCCATGTTCAGCCCTCATTTGCTTTTACTTTGGTTTGTTTTTCATCAATGGGTTCGTAGCCATTCCGCAGGGCTTTCCGCTCCTTGGCTTCAGCCCTTGCGTTACTGGCTTTTGTTGCAAAAATCAAACCCCTTTTAATTCGTGCATCCTCTTTATAGATGCTGGAAATCTGCTCCCATGCTTCTTTAGGTACATTCATGGTAATGCCATAAGCACCCAAAGGAAGCACACCAGCCGCCTTACCACGCAAATGTCCGCTGTTGCCTTTGATAAGAATTTCTACTGTCCTTCCTGCCCGGTCTTTCACCTCATAAACAATATCCCTAGGAAAATTAGAGCAAACAGTAACAGTATCATTCTTTTCTGGTTCATTCAGTTCATCCGCAAGGATAACTTCCCCAGTTTCAAATTCAGCTTTTGCCGTTGTGGTCTTTTTTGCAGGCTTTCTTGTGCGTTTTTTTGTTTCTGCCATGATAATACCCCCTAAAAATCAGTTATACGCCAGACATAATCTGGATAGCAAAAGGTCTTAACACTACAGCCCCATATGTGCCAGCAGAGAATTTCTGTTTGTAGGAAGACAGTTCCGGGATAAGCTGGTGCTGACGCATCTTTTCAGAGAATGCCAGTTCTGCAACAGGAACGCCATCTACTTCCCTCGCACACATCAATACAGAATCAGTTCCATTAGCGGAGAGTTCCGGGAGAGTGACAAAATCAATGCTGGTAAAGTAGTTTTTCAGCATATCAATTACGCTCTTGCCATAGTCAGTGGTTTTGCCAAGCATTACCATGACAGCCGGGGGGGCAGCGAGTACCAGATCCGCATCTACAGAAATACGCCCCTGCGAATGTTCTGCTAATTTGCCAAAAATTTTAATGATATCATTGTAGATTTCTACAGTGGTCTTGGCACTCCACAGTACCACGTTGGTGCGGACAGTTTCCGGGGTGATATCAGCAGGCAAGTTAGGGTCATTCAGTAAGCCATAGATACGCTTGCCAGCCACGCCTTTCAGATAAAATTTGTTAGCATCCACATCCAGAATTTCAGCGGCAGAAATCTGCTTTTCAGAAGCCAGTTCAATAGCCGCCTGCCCCATCATAGCCATTTCTCTTTCACCATAGCGGATAGTGGTCTGGTAAATGTAGTTATCACGCTCCGGGTATACTACATTGATGTCACTGGTAGCCGCATTGGAAAAGTCAGCATACGGAGCAGTAGTGCCGAAAGCTTCCACCGCTTTGAACATAGCGGAAGAGGTAGTCCAATCACCTTTTTTACGCTCACCAAAAATTTTACGAGCGTTCCGGGGTGCAGTTAAGATTCGTACAATAGCCGGGTCTACATAAGTAGTCAATACAGTGGGTACGCCAATGTTAGGGGCAGTGATAGCCGCATCATCCGCACCTACAAAGTATTTAGCGGAATCAAATACAATGCCGCTGTCACGCATGGCTTTGCGTAATTCTTCCTTGGTAATAGTCATGTTATCTATCTCCTTTCAGTTAGTGTTTGGTAATGATAGCCAGTTCACCAGAGCCAGCGGTGGTATCAAATACCCATTCAGTTTCCACATGCCCGGAAACAGTAGCACCAGCCGCACCGCCCTTAACAGAGCCGTCCGTTGTAGAAGCAAATACTTTATTGCCTTTGGTTACAGCCGCAGTGGGAACTACATAAAAATCACCAGCCACCGCTACAGTAGCAGTAGAGCCAGCAGGCACTGCATTGGTATAAGCCCGGTCAGTACCCATAGGTACATTTACCTCACGCACTACCAAACCCAGCGGTACACCGCTACCAGAGGGGTTAACTTGTCCTGCATTAGTGCTGTCTTCCCAACAGAAACAGCCAGCAGTTACTGCCGCCTTTGCAACATATCCCCGGGGAGTGCTAACAATAGGATTTACAGCCGCATAGCCGCCCGGTAATCCAGCGGCAGGCTCAATGTTTACTACATTCTGAAAAGTGTAATCTACAGCCATGTTTTATTCTCCTTTCATTATTTACGAATGGCTTTTAACGCCTTAATATATTCGTCTGCGTCACCGCAGGCTTCAGCACCAGCCACGCTGTCAACAGCCATAGGCTTATGCTCCAGTACCATGTCCACCATGCCCTCATAGGCGGCTTCCGGGTACTTCTTGATATCTTTGCCAGCCTTTTCCAGAGCAAAGCTGTAAACTGCTTCCGCACTGTCAAAAGCAAAGGGGTTTGCAATTTCCCCCACCAGAGGGCGTACTTTCTTGGCGGCATCATTGATATGGCGTAACTTTTCCGTTACCCTCTGCTCAATAGCCTTGATGCTGTCCTCACCCAGCACACGCTCCATGCCCTCACGCTCATGGTCAGCGTCAATGCGTTCCGGGTCTGCTTTCTCACGCTTTTCCCCATACTTCACACCCATTTCAAAGGCGGCTTTAAATTTGGGGTCTTTCATGAGTTCATCCAGATTGTCTTCATCTGTGGGCAGTTCTTCATCTTTGCCGCAGGCATCTTCCGCTTCTTTTGCTTCCATGCCCTCTGCTTCATGTTCACTGTCCAGTTTCAGCGGCTCTTTCTTTTCAACTTCTTCACCATAGGATACTCCCTCTGCAAAAGCAGGGTCTTCATCCTTGGCGGTAGTCAAAGCTTCCAGTGCCGCTTTTGCCGCCTGCTTTTCTTCTTCAGAAGCCAGCGGTAAAAATTTGCTGATAAAATCATCTAACGGCATAAAATCTCTCCTTTCCTGCCTGTTTATATTCACAGCGTCACCGCTGTCAGCAACATGTACGTCATGCCCAGCCCTGCCCTCTGGCACTAGAGCCACATGGTTTCCCCTAATGTCACGCATGACAAAGTCATAATGTACTTCAGATCCGTCCGCTTCTGTATATGTGCCAGCGGTAAAATCCGGGGTGAATCTGTAGGAACAGCTAATTTCTTTGGCTGTTCCGTCCTCTATGTATCCAATGGCTTGGGCATCCGTTACTGTCATGGAATTTTTAAGGTACGGCTTTTCATAAACAGCATCAGTTCCCATGCTTCCTACTACCCACTCCTTGGGTAAGTTCTCTGCATCTGTGGGGTGATGCTCTAACAAAAGCGGAAGCCCATTAAAAGTATCAGCCGCTTTTTCCAGTTCCTTGGGGTCACGCAAGCCATAATAAATGGCATCTGGCTTGAAGCCATGAGCCGCACTGCCCTCTATCTCACGCCCCAGATAGGGGTTTACTGTAGCCTTACTTATGGGCGTTAACGCCACATGAAGAAAGCCGTTTTCATCTTTGGTTCTGACGCTGGGCGTAGCGTCAAATAGTAAGTTATTCATAAGCCCTCACTCTGTTCCCGGAAACAGAAATTCCTGCGTACACATGCAGTAAATCAACTGCCCCGGCTTCACATATTCGCCTACATCCGGGTCATACAGCCCCACATTGATATCAAATTCTTTTCCATCCATGTGCATATGGGTTATGCGGCTTGTCTTCTCTCCCGGTATGTGTATCCACCTTGCTTTAGTCGCCCCATAGGCTTGGGCGTTTGCCCTTGCAAAATCTTGGGTAACTTTTTGGGTTTGGTCTTTGGCTATCAGTTCAGCCCTGCGTTCAGCGTCCTTTACCAGCGGATGGTCAATTTTATCTTCTATGGCTTCCTTGATAGCTGCCCGGTCACCGCCACGCTCAAACGCTTTTTTTACATTCTCCTGTACCTCTTTCAGAAAGGTCTGGGGAATGGTTTTGACAAGGCTTACGCTTTCCTGCACAAAATCCTTGATAAGCTTTTTCTCTTCCCCGGTGTAATGTGGGGTAAGAGCAAAGTTCATTTTTTTAAGCTGATTCATTACATCTTTCTGGGTACGCTTCTGCACAGAATCTGCCAGCCATTTTGCCATTTCCTTTGCTCTCTTTTCAAAGAGGTAATACCATTTTTTCCGCAGGCGTGACATTATTTCTGTAAGGGTCAGCGGTGCATCTGTGGCTAGAACGCTGTATAACGCCCCCAGTTCCCTTTTTACATCCTTGTGCATAGCTTTTATCAGCCTGCGGATTTCCCTGCGATACCGGGCATTATAGCCTGCATTTGGGTACATCCTGCCAAACACTACGCCACTCATTCAATTACCACTTCTTTCTCATTGAAAGGTTCAAGGGGCGGTAAGTCATCCGCTTCCCTATCTTGTAAAGTGTTATAGCCGCTGTTTGGATCTGAAATAAGCCTTTCCCTAGCTTCATCCTCACTGATTACCCCGGTGCTGATTAATACCGCATCCGTATCAGCCTGTATCTTATTGGTTTCAGCTATCTTGCGTTCATCATCCTCACTCAAAGGATTAAATGTGAAAATAATGCTGTCATCAATTTCGCCATATCTGTTTTGCTGTAAAACCCTTAACACTCTGCGGATGGCTTCACCAAACATTTTCTCTTGCGTGGCTTTGATGTTGTCATAGTGGTTTTGTAATTCCATGTCACCTGTAGAAAAGCCATTAGGTGACAGCCCCCACATTTTGGTAACAGGCTCATTGAACATAGCCGCCACAAATTCCATGCTCTGGCGTACAATGTCAGTAACGCCTGCCAGTGAGGTAGTCTGTAGCACAAGGTCTTCTTGCTCCTTGTCAATAGCGGCACAGCCGTCATTACTCCTGTTCTGCACAAAGTACTCAATACGGCTATGCAGGGCATCATCAAAGCCGCCTTGCAGTACCTCTTCCATGTTTGTCTTCAGCACTGTCAAAGCGTACTTCTGCAACAGCCTGCCTGCCGCTTCCCTGTTTTCTGTGTAGTGTGCCACCGCATCAAGCACCTTTTGAGCAAGCGGTAAGCCAAAGAAATTATAGGCAGGCTTCAGCAGGCTTGTCAGCTTGTTCTCTGCAAAGTAGATAAGCCTTGAAGAATGTACCGGGATGCCCTGCACATACCACAGTGAGGGTTTGAAATAATCCTCTGCCATGGGGTTAACGCTGTTGTAGCCGCCCGGAGTTACAAGGTACGGCTCAATAATGCGGAAGCCCCGGAAACTGTCTGGCGTAAAGGTGTACTTGTCAAGTATCAGCGGATTAGCCAGCACCTCTTCCCCGGTATCAATGAACATGAGACAGCCGCCCATGTACCCACACAAAGCAGAAGCGGATCTGAACAGTTCACGCACCTTGTACTTTTCAAGGTCTTCCGTTAAGGCATCCAGCACCGCCTGCTGTTCATCCGTTACTTCTTCATCCGTACCCTTGCGTGAGAGTTCGCCCCATTTCCGGGTCATTTCATCCGCTCTCATTTCCACGCCAGCCCTTATCAGCCCATTCTGGGATAAGTTAGCTAAAGCCCCATAGCCAAGAAATGACGCATCCGCACAGTGCAGTACGCCCATGGCTTGCAGGCTATGCTTCATCCCATCCTCTAGGAAGCCCTCAAGCTGGGGCTTGATAGCGTCAAACGCCATGGCGTTCTGCTGTGCCACCGCCTTGGGTACTGCCGCCAGCGTCCGGGGTAGGTTAAAATCATTCACATCAAAGTCAGCCCGGTCTTTTAAAATGCCCCTATTCACTTTTAACTGTTTTTTCTTCTTTGCCATGTCTTACACCATCTTGCATAAAAATAAGACAGCCTTTTTATAAAGCCGTCTTTTTTCGCACTCCTCTGTATTTTATACAGTAAAGCTTTTATATTTTTGCAGATTCGCAGTGTTAAACTTCAAGCCGCTGGGCTTGTGTATCTTGTTTTCCAGTGCGTATCTCATAGCATCCATTAAATGGTTATTGTCATCTATGGGTCTGTTAATGGGCTTGTCAAATTTGTCTTTATCCCATGAGTAGCATGATATCTCTGTAAGGAAATTCACACAGCGTGGATGCACTATTATCATGTAGTCTTGAATCTTTTGGATTCCGTTAATAATGCTGTCCTTGCCTTTAGCCGCTCCCCTTATCCTGCGGATGCCCAACCGCCTTAACTCTTCTATACTCTTTGGCTCTGCACTGTCAGCCGTTATCAGTTCCTTGGCATATCCCATGCTTGTTATCCGCTCTGCTATCATTTCATTGGTTAGGGCTTTTTTGTATAATTCATCAAACACCCATATAGTTTTCTGCTCATTGGAGATAAGCCCACAAAACAGGGCTGTGGGGTCATTGGTATAACCAAAGTCCAAACCAAAAGCGGATTCTACCCCATCCATGGCAGATATTTCTTGCCAGTTAAACGCCTGCTCCTGCCAGCGTTCATATACCAGCCCCTCTATCACGCCCCACTCACCCAAGCCAGCTACCTTGTACCGCCTTGGGTTATCTACTTTCATGCGTTCAAAGATTTTTCTATCAGATCCGTCTAGGAACTCATTCATCAAGTAATTTGTGGTTATGGCTAGTACTTCTGGGTCATCCTTGTCAAAGAATCTAGCCTTGAGCCAGTGCCTGTCATTCCACGGATTGAAAGTCAGAGTAACGCTTTTGAACAAGCCAGCAGGCAGGCTGCCCCGGATGGATTCATCTAGCGTTTCAAAGTCCGCTTCCCTTGTTATCTCATAGGCTTCTTCTATCCACATCCAGCACAGCACACCAGTTTCCACTGTGATAGATGTTACTTTCAGTGGGTCATCCAGCCCCCGGAAAAATATCTTTTGCCCTGTAGGGGTGTAGGTTATTTCAAGCGGAGATTCCTTGCAAAGAAAAAGGGCATCTACACCCAAGCGGTGTATAGCCCATTTAAGCTGTGCATAACAGCTATCCCTTAATGTGCGGTATGTTTTACGGATTACCAGCAGATTAGCCTGTGGGTACTTCATAAGGGAGTATATGCTCCACAAAGCCATGGTTACTGACTTCTTACTGGAGCGGCTACCCTTGACTACCCTGTACCGCCCTTTCCACCGCCAAAACTCCCCATAGTGTTCCCCTACAATATCTGGAAGCCAGATATCACAGTTATTTGAGTTCATCCTCTCCACCTATGATAATTGGCACATTATTGACATTTACTTGAGTGCCATTCTGGGGTAACATATCCATAACTTCCATGAGGGTGCGGAGTATCATGGGGTTTTTAGCGGCTCTCTGGTTAACGCCAAGAATGAACTGCCCAAAGTATGTAGGCGGTAGCCCTGCCTTTTTCAGCTTGGCTTGCATAGCCGGGTCTTCCAGTAAAGTATCCCAGTTATTCCCCACACACTTTTGCATTTTGGCTTTCCAGCTTTTCACCTCATTGCAGGCTTTTGCTCCCAGCCTAGAAATTTCTTGGCGTTCTCTAGGCGTTCTTTTGCTTGTGGGTATCAAGTTCGCCTTTTGCTTTTCCGTTACCATTTTCCCCTACCCCTACAAAAAAGACAATTATTTTAACATGGTATCAATACCATTGTCAATAATTATTTATGTCTACTGTATAATTACATTTGTTTTGACTTTTCCGTTACTGCGTTTTTTGCGTTTCGCAAGCACAGATGTAGTGCGGCTTTTGTACAGATTTCCTCTGTATCAATGTTTCATCATGGTACTAATACAATTTATCATAAACCCCCTAAAACGCCTTAAAACGAATTTTGGAGCGTTCTAGAGGGGTATTTTATTTTTCCAAAATCTGCCCCATTTTTAAATTGTTTGTGTTTTGCCTACAATTACAGCCCTAGACAATTGGCGGTAGGCTCTCACTCCTACCGCCAAAGCTAGGAGGTAGGTGATGAATTGCATGGCAAAAAACTGCGGAGCAAACAGAAAAAACCACGCAAAAAAATAGCTGGCATCTTTTGCCAGCTTTCACCAATATCATAATAGCATAGTCCTTACTCTAATTTCCACCATTTTCCTCTACTATTTAAAACAAACGCCTGCCGCTTTTTTCTATAATTTCCTCATGCTTTTTTAACAGATGGAGCAGTGCGTCACTGTGGATTTTATTTACATTTTGAATGGAGTAGTTCAGCCGTATGGCTATATCCATCCATTCCAAAAAGTAGATATAGCGGAATTCCATGACAGTTCTTTCTTTGTAACTGTCAAGGGAATCAATAAATAACTGTATTTCTTCAAGCTTTTCCTTGCACAGCCTTACTGCTTCCCGGTACTCTTTTTCCTTTTCCATTTTTTCATCAATGACAGCCTGCCTGTGGTCTAGGAAACTCCCAAAGATAGGCACATCTTGAAAGCTAGAGGTGGCTTTTTCCGCTTGGCTTTGCAGGGTCAGTATTTCCTCTGTTAGTAACTCCTTTTTATTATGCCAGTAAAAGGCAGATCCTAGATAATGTTTTAAGCGTTTTGTAGGTTTTTCATTCATTTTTTCACCGCCCTGCCTTTTATTTTTCTGTATAAATTTGCCAGCTTTATTTCACCCTCAAGGACTTCCCCCATTAAATCCCAGTAGAGAAGCCTTTCTTCTATGGTCATTTCATCCAAATGATGCATGAGCCATATTTCCATATCCATATGCCTTTTTAATTGCTCATGATTTGGTATCATTCTTCACCTCATACCCATTACACACACCACTCATATCACGCACCGCATAGGGTAATCTAAAACCCACAGAAGCAGGATACTCCTTTATTTGTTGGCACATAGCATATGGCAGTGCTTTTGTACAAGAGTGATAACACTTACAGCTTTCCGCATTGCACCATGTTTTATCCATATAGCACATCATTCCTGCACCTCTGTGGCTGTTATCTCCACCCTTGCCAGTTCCGCTGTGTATCGTTTTTTGGTCTTCAGATCCGTAATGATGCTGTCATCTGCCCACAGCACACCATTGCCTGCGTCTTGAATCATCTTTACCAAGTTATCCAAATCCCCGGAACGCTTCCCTGTGGGGCGTATCAGCCCCTGTGCGGCTTCCATGCGTTTTTTCACATGCCAGCTTGTGGGTATGCCCATGTAGAATGTAATATCAAGCAGTACCGCCTTTTCTAGTGGCTTCTGTTCGTATTTTCTTACATGGTTAATCATATTGAGCCGCACCCATTGCCTGTAATCAGCACTACGCTGGGGGCTGTAGGTATGTCCGCTCCGGGAAAAGCGTGGTCTTCCCTGCGGTACAGGGTCACCATATATAACCAGCATCATAAAAGCCACCTCACTACAAACGCCACAAAACACAAGAAACCTACCAGCATACCTATGCACAATACAATGTCTATGTTCATTTTCCTGCCCTCTTTATGATGCTATTAACAATTTCATACACAAACATATGCCCACTGGTTTTGAACTGCACAGGCTTCTCATCCACCTTACAGCTTATGTTCATTGGCGTGGCAATTCTCCCGGCTGAAGAGTAATAGTTATTAAAGCCCACTATCTTGATGTTTGTGCAGTGTTCCTTAATTTTCAATGTTTCCCACCTCTTGCACCCCGGTAATTTCAAAGTTATAAAAATCCAGCAGAGTTAAATGGTTTATTATCACCGCTCTGGCGTGGTCTTCATTTTCTGCCAGAATGGTATAATGCCTGTTATACAGGCTTCTCTTTGAATCCCTTGTGAAAAAGTTTACGCTAATACTGTAGAATTTCATTTTGTACTCCCTATGCCCCCTGTTCTTTCTCCGCTAGCATTATCGTTATCCGTTATGCTAAATTTGTGAAAAACGCCCTGCATGAATCTTTCACCCTTTGCCAGCAGAAAGTCCTGCCTGCCCTCATTCTTGATAACTGCAATGATTTCCCCCTCATTATCCGCATTGTTATAGTAGTCAGAATCTATCACCGCTGTGCAGTTCACAAGCCGCAGGCTGTGCTTGATGCCCATGCTGGAACGCATATATAAGGCTAGGAATTCATCCGGGGGCATATACGCCTTTATCCCGGTGCGAATCCAGACAAAATCCCCTGCTGGTATGTTAATGTCTTCCATGGTGCGGAAATCATAGCCAGCAGATCCGCTTGTTTTCCTTTCTGGAAGCGTGGGGCGTTCGCCCTTGGGCATTTCCTCAAACTCACTGATTACTTCAAATCCTCTTATCATCTTGTCATCTCCCTCATTGTGTGGGAAAGCATATCAGCTACCCATCTTTTCCTGTACCACTCAAGTTTTTTTAATGTCTTTTTCAGTTTTTTCTTCAGTTTTTTCTTACTCATGGAGTTCCCCCCAAAGTACACCAACCTTTTTCAGCCACCGCTTGGCTTCTGCCATGGTAGCCCCTGCCGCCAGCGTCCCGGCATCCTCATGGTACAGCCAAGCTACAGCCCCCTTATTGATGGCTTCCACGCTGTAAGGGCTGTTAAAAGTATGGCTGTGCGGCATTTCTATGAGCCAGTTATCCATAAAAGCAATGTACCTAATATGCCCATACCCATGTTTTATGTTTTCCTCTTCAGAAAGCCTGTAATCCCACTCATACGGCTCACCAGCGTTATGTTCATAAGGGGCATCATTCCAATCATCCCCCCACTGGTGTGAAAAGTTATCTGTAAAGTACATCACCCCATCCCTAACATAGCAAAGCCTGTATTTTCTTTTCACAATTGTTACCTCTCTCTCCACCATTCCACAAAGCAAATAAAAAGAAACAGCCCCATAAGAAAGCCAAAAGAAACAGAAAACGCCATAAAAAACATGGTTATATAATCACTCATTTTTCACTCTCCTGCTTTTCCTTTGCCATGGTTGACTTATACCACAAGCAAGTAGTAGTCAAGTCAGCCGCTGTGTATACCGCAGGGAACGGATCTATTCCCATGGTAAAAAGGGAAAGGCTACAGCGTTCCCTGTTTGGGCATTTCTTACTTATGCACAGCATTCTGTCTTTCATTTTTTGCTCACTCCTTATGTGGCTGCTTTAGCCATTCCGTAACATCTTCTATAAATTTCTTTGTATCAATACTGCCACGCTTAACAGGGTGCATTGCTGACATTTCTATCATTACAAGAAACTTTGCCTTTTCTTCTGTTGGCAGTGTGTTCAGCCATTCCTCATTAGTGATTTCCACCTCACCAGATCCATGGCACAAATCACACAAAGAGATTTCCACCTTATAACAGAAATCATAAGTGCCTCGCTCCTTTTTTAAGTATTTACCCTCTCCCCCACATTTTGGGCATTTCATTTTTTTACTCCTTATGTGTCTGTTTTAGCCACTTCTCAAGGTTCGCAATTTCTTCCATGTTATAAACAGGGAAATATGTAGAGTTCAAAAAAATATCTAACTTGTCTTCTGTGAGCCAGCCACACGAACACAACCGAATCAAAAAGTGTACTAATTGTTCTGTAGAACACTGCTGGATATATTCCTCGTTGGTCATCTCCAGTTCGCCTGTTCCATTACATTTAGGGCATTGGAAATAGCGGTCGGCAAATCCGGGGTATTCCAGTTTCCCCTCTCCT